GGCCGCTCTTCCGTCAACCCCGCATGAACCGTAGACCTGTTACAACCCCGTAACACGCCAACAGTCGATTTGTTTAAAGGAGTTCCACCATGAGCTACGCCGAGAACATTGAAAACTACCGCCGTCAACTGCTCACCAATGCCAACTACCAGAACACGCGCTGGTTTGTCTGGGGTACGCCCGCCAAGATGGCATTCCGCGACAAGCTGCTGCGTTTTGCGAAGCGTGCCGGGTTCGACCACCTCAATGCGTTTGACCAAAACGCTGGCAGTGTGTATTTGCTGCCAGGCGGACTGGGTGAGCGCCGTCGGATTCTCATGGACATCGAAGGCCGTCAAAACCGCCTCATGAAACCTGAGAAGATCTTCCGTAAGAGCTACATGCTCGACGATGAACTGATCTCGCTGTCCAATCGCATGCGGCTGCTCTGGGCCATGCCGGATGAACCGATCGGTGATTTGGAAGTCCCTGATTTCCAAGAGGTGATCTTCATCCGTAACCACAAACGCGGTGAGATGCACATCCTCGATCACAAAGGTACGGTCAAGGTCATCCCCTGGGTGTCCATGCCCGAGGCTACCGAAGAACAACTCAATGAAGCATGGGCCAATATCATGATCGAGCCGGTCAGTCTGTTTGGTGAACCCACCCGTAAACTGAAGCCGCTGTTCCGCGCCCGTCGCTTTACCAAACGGACCTTTGCATCGCTGAGGCCTGAAGCCGAGCAAGCACCCGCTGCCGACAGCGAATAACTTCCACTTTATGCTGGTCACACATTACCCATGTGACCAGCAATCCCTTTCTCTTGGAGAAAAAATAAATGACCGTTTTTGAATGCGAACGCTGCGGCAATGTCGACTCGATCCACAGCACCCCTCAGACCTCTGTGGGTTATGAATGTCACCGCTGTAAGAACGGCGATTGGCACCATGAATTCCCCGAAGAGCGCTATGACTTCGACAAGCATGGCCCGGCGCTGAATAAGATCAACCCGTCGAGTGATGACGGCTATCCCAGCTTCAGTTGACCCTCGGCATAAAGGAGACGGACCACCCGTCTCCTGGCTTTATTTTTTAGGTCATATGGCAGGTAAAAAGATCCCGGTGCGTCGTATCCTGTAGGGGGAGCCATGAATATCGATTTTAAAGGCCCTATAGGCTTCATCTTCGACGTTTCTTCTCTTACCAGTACCCTAGACAGGGATAACGACCTATCGCCTCTTGCATGGCAGTATGTGATCGAATCAGATTTAGCTGACCAGTGTCAGTTGGAACTGCTTTCCAGAGTTCCACACTGCGCCTCGCTGGAACAGCAATACGAATTGATCCGTCGTCTTCAGAAGCGGTATGAGTTGAATTTTATTTGCCAACTTGATGAGCACATCCTTTCACAGTTAAGGGGATACGTGCTGGCTATCGAGATGACGACCGAGGTTCTGGTTATCATCAAGGTCACGTCACTGAGTTAGGAGTGAGCACGTGCAGTTAATCCGAGTACCATTGTCAGATTTGATCTGTTACCTTGAAGGATCAATCAATACCTGGCCACGCGGTCATGTCGTTCCAGAACAAGGCCCGCTTCGTAACAAGATGTTGGTCAAAGCCTCCGCCGAGTTTGCCAAGGCCTACATCCTGTCTTCAATGCGCCATGTGCGTAAGAAGGCTGACCCGGTTGAAGTACTGCTGGCCGAGTTGGGGTATCCGACGACGACCATGTCGGTGGAAGCCTTGGATGCGCTGGCTGCCGAAGTCGACGACTACTACCTGACGCTGGTGCTGTTCTTCGACCCGTTGGTTGAGGCCATTAGCACACACCTGGACCGCAAGTCCGTCACGTTTGAAGTTCCGGCCAACTCTGAAGACCTGATGATCAACATCGAAGGCGATGTGCTGGCGGTGCGTTACCGCGATGCCATTGCCCAGTTGCATCAACTGACCCCGCCCAAGCCACCGAAGGTACCGTACGAGGAAGGAGATCTGGAGCCATATGAGCAGTACATCCAACATGTCCTGGCCCAGACGTTCAATGCCATTCCCGATGAGTTGACTCGCGGTATGGTTAAGAACATCTACCTCGAAGCCTTGAAACGCTACTGATACAGGAGGTCCTAATGCACTACCTCGTGTCGACCTCCGAGTTGGAGCGCACCATCGAGGCTCTGATGGATGCTCAGAACGCCCTGGATTTCCCAAGGGAGGTGCCTGCCACCGTGCAGGCCTTGGTGAATCAATATAACCTGTCTGAGGCAGACAACCTGATAGCCGTGGTGATTGAGTTGTTCGGCGCACGCCTGGACGATTACTCACCGATAGACCACATCGTGGCCTGCTTCCAACGCTTGGTAGCTCCATTCGCCCAACATCAGATGGACACGATGGAGCTTGAATACGATGCAGGAAGCGAGACGATCATCGTCACTCCACGACCCAGGAGCCTGCCTGACCCCGTCAGCAGGATTAAGGAAGAGTACCAGCATGCGCGGACGCAAGGTGATTTCTATCCCGAACGTTTACGCCGAGCGTTCGACGAGCTATCCTCAGGCCTATGAGCCGTACAAGATCGCACGCTGCACGATCAATACCGGTCCCGGTATGGTCAAGTACGTGATGGTCGAATCGCCCATGGATCACAGGACGTTCAAGAACCATTATCGGCGTCTAGGGAAGATAGGGATAATGGTGCCCATGATTGACATGGTCAATTGTGGACTTTCCTCGATGGAAATACTGACCACGCCTGCCGGGCGCAGTTGGTTGGAACGGACCCCGCCGGAGAAACGTTTACGGCACCTGTCCGATATTCACGAGATCTCTCGCGAACTCAAGCATGTCTTCAGCGATGTGCTAAAGAGTTTCAACATGGCCTGCCGGGCTGTGGAGTATTGCGATGGATTGATGGTTTTGGAGGTGAGAAAAGTTGTCGACTGGAATCAGCTCAATCGCTTTGACCTTACCGTATAGGCAGGCGTTCAATATGCTCGGTGATTCATTGGCCGGGTGTATTGGCGCCTCCGCCATGCTCTATGCCGCCATCGCGTATTTTGTATTCGATGAGGCGTTTTATATAGAGGATCTGTTGGAGAATCACCCGGAGGAAGAAGACGAAATCCGCTGGTGGTTAGATGATATTCAATCCACGTTTTTCGACGTCTTCACCAATTTAAGGCGGTACTATGAAACAGATTACGACGGGGTTAGTCGTACCCCGCAGGCGCCGCGCGATCAACGGCCTTACGTCTTGCTCGTTGTCAAATACAGCGAACACGATGAAGACGTCGTCATCGCCGCTTCAAGAGATCCGCGTGATCATCACCTTGGAAACCAATGGCGCCTTCTTACAGAGCCTGTATAACGTCATGCAGGCCACCGGGATGAACTTGGATCAGCTGTTCGCACATCTGTCCGATTCACTCCTGGCCCAGCGCGAAGACCGTTTCCCTAGCCCAATCCTGACGGACGGACGCTTGAGTGAAGTCGAAAGCTTATTTATCCGTAAGATCTTGTGTGACCTTACCGATGACCTCATGGCTCAGACCTCTCGCCTTGTTGACCAAAGCGAATCAGTCCGTCTCCTTGAGGTGAATGAAAATGATAGTACTGCCTGCGTCGAAATCGTCCCGCTGGCCGTGGGAGCAGCCCCAGCTGCCGCTCACCCTGTGCCTGCGCGCCGAAAGCGATTGGTTGTCTCACGTAAAACCTGAGCTACTGCTTGCGGTAATCCCTTGTGCTTTGCGTGGAGTAATCAAAAACAACCTTGCGGCAGAGTATGGTGAAGTGCTCAGTTATTGGATGGACAGGCACAGATGTGGTCACGCATCAATGGTACGTCTCATGGTCGAGGTGGATGAAGCCTATGACCTTGCGACAAACCTTTTTAAAGACCTGGCTGATGAGCTGTGCAGATACCGTGACGTAGACTCCCTTCTCACTGAACTGCTCGGCATCAATGCAGCCGACAACAGTGTCATAGTGAGAATTTCCGATGGCTGACCGTATCATTTTGTTGGATGGCGAGCACATCCATGCCGCTTTCCTCAGCGATCTGTCCCAAGTGATGGATCATCAGTACAACATCGATGAGATCTATTGTCTGTATTCAGACTGGTGTCGTCGAGGCGAACGATTCGTCGATGAATTTGCCGGGCAGTTGTTTCCACCCTGCTTGCCAGAGTCAGGAGATGACTTCGTTGCATTGAGAAATGCTATGATCAATCTCTACTGCGCCATGGATAAAGCGACCCCCGGTTTGGACAGGCGACATGTGGCCCATGCTGCCTATAGTGAAGAACACAGAGCGCTGGTCTTGACCGCTGCTCGATAAGAGATTGACATGATCGTCATCAATACTTCGGAAGCCATTGCTGAACTGCTCCCTGAGGTATCTTACGCCCTTGATCCAGACACCCCCTGTGGTTTAGGGGAACTCCCCGAAACGGTGCGCCAGTGCTTCCGTGCCCTCCTCATGCGTGCCTTCTTCCATGCGTTAACGGAAGAGTACCTCCATGACCCGGCCTGGCTGATTCGTTTACGCCGTGACCGCTTTCTGAGCAGTTTGGCTGACCGAGTGTGGATTGATGTGGACGTGGTAGACACCGACGGGACGTACATTTTAACCTTTGAAGAGGGCTACACGCATGATTACCAATTACATCGGCTCGACCGTTAAGTTCGACACCCTTGCCCCAGCTGTCCTGGGTGCCAGTCGTCAGAATGTGACAGTTGTGGCGGTGCTGGACCTCGATACCGCGCAGATGTTGCGTGATGTCCGGGCAAAGCATGCCCAGGTCAAAAACTACCTGCCTGATCTGCCTCAGACAGCCTCGGCGTACAACTACGTCAAGCTTCGCTTTGGCAATGGCGACATCGAAGTGCTCGGGGTCCCATGGATCAACCACGAGTCCATCGAAGTGATCACCGACCGTAAGCTTGTGATCACCATAAACAACATTGCAGATTCCACCGAGAATCTGGTCAAACAGGCACTACTCCAAAATGGCATTTCCGACTTCAAGATCGAGTACTAGACGACTGGCTCCTTGGACATACCGGCTAACGCGTAATGAGGAGGATGACCAGCACTTCATCTTCGCCTTTGATGCAGAGTGGTTTGAGGCCTACGGTCGCTTTGTTGATGCCATGAACCGGATCATTAGCAAGCACCGTCTGCCTGAGGACGATCGTGAAGCGATGCACCTGCTGGGCTCGCCGTACTACATCGTGGATGTCATGCTGCATGAGGACATCAAGGACTTCGCCCTGACTGAACACATGATGGACGAGGCCCACGAGCTGTTCGGCGAAGCTGTAGCCTGTGATTTCCTAGAGGAGCTGGTGAACTTCATCAATTCCACGAAGAAACCCAACGGCTACCATCAACTTCTGGAGATTCTGAAGAATAACCTGAACAAAGATGACTGGTTTTGCCTGACCAACTTCGAAGGATTCCGCGAGCAGGACAGCCAAGTCTACTCGCTTGGGTACTACGCGTAACGTCAATAAAAACGAAGGGTAGCTCTTATATGAGCTACCCCGACTTTATTTCTTTTTGCTTCAACAAGGGTCATTGAGCCATGGAAAATCCATTCGTATTGCAGAAGGCCGAGTACAAGCGGGACCTCGACCTGCTGAAGGGATATTTCGACCAGAATACCCTGTTCCTGCACCGGATGACCGGCCAACCGCAGGACAAGTGCCTGACGTTCCTTAAGAAGACCCTCTCTCGTGGGGGCAAGTTTCCACTGCGTGATCCGAACATGCTGGTGCTCAAGCAAGAGAGCCCAGGTAACCGGGTCCGTGATGAAATGACCATGCTGACCTACATCCGTACCGTGACCGATACCAACCGTATCCTGTCGCCGTCGATGGTCTGCTACGAGAACCCTAAGGTCCTCAAGTCGCCTTCGGCCAAGTTCGTTGAAACGGGCATTGCCGGCCGTAAGAAAGCCAAGAACGAAATGTTCTACGCCAAGGTTGCAGGCGACGAAGTCCTTGAGAAGATCAAGGATGCCGAGCAGAACGCCAAGAAGATCGCGATCAACTCGCTGTCGGGTATGCACGGCTTCTCCGGCAACATCCTCTACGTCAAATCCGGTCACAGTTCCCTGACCTCCATGTGCCGTTCGGCCACCGGCTACGGTAACGCCAACAATGAGAAGCTCTTGGCAGGCTCCCGGCATTACTGGTCCCCGACCATTGCGCTCAGTAACATGCTGGCGCTGATCACCAGTCAGCCGCATGAAGAGTTCGAGCAGGCCATGCAGACCTGCGGTTTCGTTTACCCTTCCGTGGAACAGACCGCCGAATGTATCCGCCGCAGCACAGACCTGTACTGGCGTAACGAAGGGCGCTTCCAGCAGATCGTGGACTTTATTGTCCGCCTGACGCCGCTTGAGCGTGCCATCGTGGTGTACACCGGTGACCTCTACCACATTGCCCAGTATAACGACGGTTTCGTCCGGGGCATGATGGACAAGATCATCAAGTACGACCCCAGTGCCGATCAGACCTCCATGGACGATCCCTACGGCTTTCTAACCGGTAAGGCGATCGATGATGACACCAAGGTGCTGGCGACGTACCTGAACGCTGAGGAGACCCTTGGTGAGAACTTTGACTCCCTGAAGGAGAAGGGCCGCTTCGATGTGCTGCGTAAGGTAGCCGTCACGGCGATCAACATCCAGAATGTGATGCAGGAGTACTTCACCTTTATTCGGGTGTTCCTGACCCCAGTACAGCTGTGCCCAACCGTGGCCAACATTAAAGGCATCCTGCGCCGGGTGGTACTGGCCTCAGATACGGACTCGACCATTTTCACCACGCAAGACTGGGTGACTTGGTACACCAATGACGCCACCCGCACCAAAGAAGGCGACGGTATCTGGTACACCACGACCTACAT